GCTGGACTAAGACCACCAAGAAAACGAACAGCCCGCTGACGAAATACCTTTCCGAAGAGTCGAGCATGATCCGCCGCAACGTCGGGGATCTCGTCAAGAGCATCGGTGGTTCAACGCGCGGGCTGTCCGGCGTGAAGCAGAGCTTCAAGTTCGACACGCGCGGCATGAGCGCGAAGGAGATCCGCGAAGAGCTGCAGGTCCAGCTGCAGGCCTATTCGGAGAAGGTCGCGAAAAAGGCCCTGGGTTCGTCCAGATACATCCGGGATGGTGAAAGCGCGACCGATGCCCTGCAGCGCCTGTCGCAGGCCCTGCCGACGGTGAACAGCGCGCTCGAGCTGCTCGACAAGCGGCTCTTCAAGGTCTCGGTCTCCGGCGCGGATCTCGCCTCAAGCCTTGCCGAGATGTTCGGCGGGCTGGAAGGCTTCACCCAGTCGGCGAACTTCGTGTTTCAGAACTTCTATTCCGCTGCCGAGCGCACTGCGCTCATGACCTCGCAGTTCCAGCGGCAGATCAGGGAACTCGGGCTCGCGGTGCCCAAGACGCGTGATGAGTTCCGCAAGCTCCTCGATGCACAGAACCTGATGACCACCAAGGGGCGCGAGACCTACGCCGCACTCCTGAAGGTGGCGCCCGCCTTCGCGGAGATCACCGGGTCGGCGGCGGCGGTGTCCGGCGCGCTGCAGGCGTCGCGCTATGCCACCCGGGCGGACTTCGAGTTCGTTCAGGCGCAGGTGGCGCAGGGCAACTTCTCGAGCAGCTATGCTGGCGGGGGAACGACGCCCGCCCTCCTGCGCGAGATCTTTGCCGCGACCATCGAAGGCAACAACCGGATGGTCAGCTACATGGCAACGACCGCGCGGGAAGCGCGCCGCCAGAGCGCGGTTCTGGAACGGAAGACGGTCTGATGCGCGTGGCTCCCGCGATCGCGATCACCGACGACATGCTGGTTTCGGCGAACTTCGCCGAAGAAACCGGCGTGGCGGCATGGAGTTCCGGCACGAACTATGCCGTCGCGGCTCTCACCTGGAGCGCGACAACCCACACCATCTACCGCGCTGTGGTCGCGAGCGGTCCGGCCAATGGCGGCGCGCGCGATCCGGACGTGGAAGTCGCGGACTTCGCCGATGATCTCGTCGATACCTCCGGCATGACGCGGAAATGGCAGGTCTACACGGCGTCGAACCTCTGGAAGCTCTTCGACAAGCGCCCCTCGATCGTCTGCGAGAACGCCGGCAGCATCGAGATCGTTCTGGCGCCCGGCGAGGTCGTGGACGTGGTGGGTCTGCGCAACGTGACCGCCGACAGCGTGCGCGTCGTCGTGACCGATCCGGAGGACGGCGTCGTCTATGACGTCACCCGCGACACGGTCGACAACAGCGGCATCGCGGATGGCTACGAGTATTACTTCGAGCCGCTCGACCAGCTCACCGACATGACGTTCCAGTATGTGCCGCCCTATCCGGACGCGACCATCGCGATCACCTTGACGGTGGCGGGGGGCGCGGCGGCCTGCGGGCAGATCGTCCTGGGGCGCGCGCGCCGATGGGGCGTCGCCAACCTGGGCGGCGGCCTGGGCGGCATGGATTTTTCGACCGTCGAGTTCGATGAGTTCGGAGAGCGCGATGTGACCGAGCGAGACATGGTCCTCGATACCCGTCTGATCGTCTCGGTATCGAGCACCCGGGTCCAGACGCTCACGCGGATCCTGAAACGACTGCGCGGCGGTGGCGCCGCGCTCTGGCTTGGCGCCGAGGACGACCGGTTCGGCTACTCGGCATATGGCTTCCTGCGCGATTGGAACCTCGATTTCGACAACGGCAGGAACGCGCAGATCACACTGGAGGTGAGAGACAACTGATGGTCGATAAACCCGTAGCCCCGACTCCGCCGGAACCGGCGCTCCGTTCGCAACCCTCGACCTATGCGGCGAACCTCGACGAGAACATCAAGTTTTGGCCTGCGCTCCTCGCTTACCTGATCGCGGTGGTGAACTACGTCGAGGAGAAAGTGGCCCAGGCGCTGGCGGCCTATCTCGCAGGATCCGTGAACCCCGGCGACCTGGCGGGGCAGGCAGGGAAGCTGATCAGGGTGAATGAAGACGAGGATGCGGTCGAGTTTTTCGACGATCCGACTGATCGAGTTGCGGATATAGAACAGACGCTCAGCACCGTCGGGCATCGCAACAAGATCGTCAACGGCGACTTCGATGTCTGGCAGAACGGCACGTCCTTTACGGGAACCGGATTTACTGCCGACCAATGGTATTTGACGAAAGCGGAGGGGTCAGTCGTCAGTGTGACGCGCCAGACCCACACGCTCGGGCAGACGGACGTTCCCGGCAACCCGAAATTCTTTGCACGGTGGTCGCGCTCGGTCGCGGGGGTTGCGGCAGGCACGTTCCAGAACGTGATGATGGAGGGCGTCAGCACGTTAGCCGGGCTGAAGGTCACCGAGACGTTCTGGATCAAAGCCAGCGCCGCCACCGAATTGGCAGTGAGCTTTGTTCAGAACTTCGGAACGGGCGGCTCGCCTTCGACGGCGGTGGTTACGGCCGTCCCCGGCACGCTCTCGCTCACGACAGGCTGGCAGAAGGTCAGCGTCGCCGTAGACTTGCCGTCCATCGCGGGCAAGACGCTCGGGACGAACGGCAATGACTACCTCTCGCTTGTCCTCACCCGCCCACACAACTCGCCAAATCCGACGGCTGATGTTGACCTATCGCGCGTCTCTATGGTCGAGGGTGACGCAACGGGCGAAGCAGACCCGACGACGCCACGTCCACCGGAGATAGAGCGCGCGCTTTGTTTGCCGTATTTTGAGAGAGTGCCGTTTTCCGGGTTTTCAGGGGTAGCGTTTACAACTTCCGGTGTGCGTGTCTCGGGAAAATGGACGCCCAAGCGTGCAATCCCCACACTTTCCTTGTCAACAAGCTCACCTCAGTTCGCCATAGGTACGACAACCTCAAATGTAGGCTCAGGTTCCGTTGTTGATTTTAGCAACCACAGCACGGTTGGGGGCCGAGTGAACATTACCGGGTTCTCCGGGCTGACCGCCGGGCAACCAGCGTTCGGTGAAAACGGCGACCATGGCTTACTCGTTGACGCAAGGATCATCCCATCATGATAGTTCACAGATATACCGCAGGCGGCGCAATCGACGTGACCCTTGAAGGTCAACGCATGAGCGTCCCCGACGACATGCGGAACAGCCATCGCCAGATGGTCGCCGCATGGGAAGCCGAGGGCAATACGATCCCGGCCTATGTCCCGCCGCCTGTCACCGACGCGGAAATCCGCGCCGAAGCTGACCGCAGGATCAAGGCGCTGGCGCCGGAATATACCGAGGCGGAGCGTGAGACGTGGACGCCGCAGGTTGCAGAGGCACGGAATGTCATCGCCGGTGGCCAGAGCGCGGCGCTGGACCTTCTCGCGGCCCCCCGCGGCGTCACGACCGAAGAACTTGCGCAAGTCATCATCGCCAAAGAGGCGGCGTTGTTCACTGCCTCGGCCGCGATCCTCGCCAAGCAGGAGACACTCCTGCGC